CGGATTGGAAAGCGAATCCGATCACCGCGCCTCGAGTCCCGATTCTGGAAGCGGCACTGTGGGCTCACACAGAAGGGCAATTCGCGCTGGCAATCCCACCATTTCTTGCACAGCTCGAAGGCATCGTCCTTGACTGTGCAGCTCCACCGCTGACGGCGCTCGGCGGGCGGCCACCGTCGCGCCATACACTCATGAAGCGGGAGCTAGAAGCTCTCTCTGCAAATGATCCCCTCATGGGCAATGTGACCTCAGAGTTCGTCGCCAATATCGTTCTGGCGAGTTTCGGCCAGGGACATCCAGGGCCCGACTTTAGCCGGCATGCGATCCTCCATGGGGCGGACCTAGAATACGGAACTGAGCTGAATTCTGTCAAGGCAATATTGATCTTCGACTACGTACAAGACCTTCTTCGTAAACGAACTGAGGCTGCTACCCCGGCAGGTTCGGATCCCGCGCGCTGACAATGACTCCCTGGTCACAATCGAACGCGCTCTCGCTGGCGGTCAGTGCGCACGAAAAGACAGTCCTCGATCTCAAGACGCGCTACGACCTCACGAACCCTACGAGTGTGTTCGAGCTTGCGAAGGACATGGCGGCCTTCGCCAACGCACTTGGCGGAACTGTGCTCATTGGTGCCAGCGAGCACAGTGACTCGTTAGGACGAAAGACTGGGCGTATCGAAGCGTTTGTCCCGAACATCGACGATGCGGGGCTAATCAAGGCGGCAACCACGGCTGCACGCGATCTCTGTCAGCCTCCCTTTACCGTAGAGCCCGAGGTCATCAAGCTCTCAGTGAATGAGCAGGCGAGCGTTGTGAAGAAGCCTCTCGCCCAGGATGCAACGCTCGTTGCGTTGAACGTACACCCGCTCGTCGCGAGCCCATGCGCCGTCGCAGCCTGCGACGCGGCTGGCGTGCGGATCGCAAACGCATACAGGTTCCCCCTGCGGTTTCTGGAAGGCACGAAGTGGCTCAAGCCCGAGGATCTCGCGTTTCACATGAATTCGCACGAGAGACGTATGTATTTGCTGCTTTCGCGGGTCCCGCGCGATCAGCGGATTCAAATTTGGGACAAGGGCCAAGGAGCTCTCGGTGCGAAGCGACTCGGCAAGCTCATCGACGTCGACGCTGAACGCATGATCGCGAAATTCGCGTTCCGAGGTAGCGACTACGAGGTTATCGCGCATGTGCCGCTAGTATTTGTGACCGCGGTCTGGCTCGATGAAAAGGACGTCTCGAACATCGACGTGCGCGGCGCATTCAACGTTACCAAGTTCGGCAATGTGCCGCCGTTCGTCCCGCTCGGCAGTGTGGGGTAACCACGAGAATGGCGTCACGGACGGCCGTTTATGCGAGCGATCGACGTGCATGCCGGAAGAATTCCGGGACGCGTAGCGTGATCCCCGGGGGGGGGATCTTGCCGGACGGCTTGGCCGGATGGCGCCCACCATTTGGACTTACGTCCAGTACATGGTACACTTCCAGCATGGAGCAAGAGCGCCCCAAGAAGCGGCTCCCTGCGGTGGTGGTAATTACACACTCTGACTACGTTCGCCGTGGGTTAGCCTCGCCTGCGCAAGTCGACCTTTTACGTCGGCTCGACCCGAGACCAGGACGGATGACTTCTGTCGGTACGGTCATTCCTAGGACGCGACGGCGGACATAGGGACCTCCGCGATTACTTCGTCGAACGCTGTGGCCAGCGTTGCCACGCGTCCCGGCACCTCCGCGCTCACGGTGGCGAATCGAGCCGGCTGATCTGGGCAAGTACGGCATCAATGCCGAGCTGCTCTCAGTCGAGTACATGCAGGCGGTATTCGAGCTGTAACAGCGGCAGCATCGCGACGCAGTCGCTCCGGAGAGATCTCGTCGTTGGCGACGGTGATGCAGACGGGCGAAGGGGCGAGCGATGTACTCTTGTGGCCCTTGCGGCTCGACACCACCGGTCGGCCCTTGCGGCTCGACACCACCGGTCGGCCCTTGCGGCTCGACACCACCGATCGGCCCTTGCGGCTCGACACCACCGGTCGGCCCTTGCGGCCCGACCGGTGGTCCAAGCGGCATACCGCGGTAGCAACCGGACCCGATTCGTCACCTGGCGGCCTGCTCAACCCGGGATCAGTGCTCTACCACTCTGGTACGTGATCTCGACGTCAATTATGTGTCGGACTGCGAAGCCTTCAAATTCTGTCGGGCGAGCCAGCCCTGCCCTCGGGAATAGCTCGTCTCGGAGCCGCGAGGGCGTCACCAGTCGCACTACCTCCTCCCGCATGTCTCCGACGAAGCACGCTGCGAGGAAGTCGACCGCGAACACGCCGAAAGGGATGCAGCCGCGTAGGATCCGTTGAGCGTCGATCGGCAACTGATTGCCGGAAATGGCTGCTGCTGCCGACATCGACAGCACGCGAGCGGCAGGCAACACTGCGATTCCCATATCCCACATCCCGCCGCCCGATTCACTCCAGACGTGGCACGCTTCGGCTATCCCCGCCGCTGCCAAGGGAATTGGAACCGTGTTCTCTATCGGACAAATGGTAGCCGTCGGAATCGAGGACCAATTCAGGAGCTGCCGCTGCGTTCCGAAGTTGTAGAGCATGAAGAACGACGCAGGAGTGACTCGTAGCATTTTCTTCGCCTGTTCTTCACCACGCCCGCGAATCTCGGGATAGGAAGGATGACTTGCTGGCCCGTAGAGACGCTTGCATTGGAACAGAACTCCCTTGACCAGTGCTGCATCGTCAGAACGGAGCGTTGTGCGAAGACCGATATCGGCGCCGAACCTGGTTTCGTCCCCAACGCGTATGTTCGTCGCGTGGAACTCGATGCGAACATTTGCACCGCGCTCCCTCAGTTCGGCGGCGACCAGTTCGAGCCGGCGTGCCACGCCGGTGCGAAGCTGGTATACGAACTCGTCCGTGTAGGAAGGCTCGGCGGTCGCCCGCTCACCGTGCTCCTCCGCGGACACAGACTCGTTGCTGCGCGCGCGGATGTCGGCCGCTGCGCCGCCGAAAATTTCTCCAACTGCCGCAGCAACTCGTGGGTCGTTGATTACGCCGATCATCGAATTCCACCTACAACGTACGCCCCAACGATATCAAGTTGCTCGACTTACTCGAGGTGGCCCGAGGTGGAACCGGCGGAGCCAGCATGCCTTCCACCGGAGGCTAGCAGCGTGGGCCGGCCTACAATGGGTCGATCTCGGTGCAGACTGGTCCCTGGCCGAACGTGTCGGCGGTCGGCGCCGTCGCGCTGGTTGGAACCAGCGCACGCCGGCCGGGCCCCGTAGCGGCACAAACCGTATCGAGCGCCTCCCGATCGACCGTCGATGGCCAGATCGCGTACCTCCACGCCAGCCGCTTGTGCGCGAACGCCCGGCAGCCACCAAGCTCCCCGCCGCCGGTAGCATTTCTCCGCGGGCTTGCGGGACCATCCGCCACCGCGCCGACACCTGGTTCGCTACGTTGGCGTCTTCGGGCCGGCGTTCCAGGTTGACCAGGCGCCCGAACCGCTGGACGAACGTGATCGCCCTCCGTCCGCGGTGCGCGGAGGCCGCGCTGGCGTGCGAGGCGCCGCTGCCACGACCCAATCGTATGTTGCCGACCCGTTGCCTCGTGCAGATCGCGGCAAGGACATTCAAGCGGGGTTTCGCCGCCCCGAGTTGCTTGAGGTGGCCTGAGGTGGAACCGGCGGAGCCGGCGTGCCCTCCACCGGATCCAATCGCGTGGGCGGGCCTACGTTCGGTTGACCGCGAGCAGACCGGTCCATGGCCGACCGCGTCGGCGGTGGTGCAGGCTACGAAGCGTCGTCGAACCAGAGCTCGGCCCGCGCCGGCACGAAGGTCGCAGGGGTGCACGATCCTGGCCTCGCCGAGCGCCTCGATCAGCCAGTGCATGGCGGCCTCGTCCGCGCGCGGGCCAGCTCATGGTAGGCGCCTTGTCGCCCCTACTCGCAATCCGCTCCCGGCTGCCCGACAGCGCACCCTTCTCGATCTCCGCGCCGCTGGTCGCCGCTGGACCGCCGAGCCCTGCCGTGCGCGGGGCCGTGAACCTCCGCTCGACACGGCGCCGCGCGTGCGCGGAGGCGGCGATCGACAACTCGCAGACGCATCAATCCCCAGGAGTCCTGCACTTCTGGAAATCGTCACCGGGAAATCATCGGCGGGTTCGATGCGGGGGCGGACCCGATCCCGAGAAGGTGCGCTTACTTGAGCGACCGGGAAATCGATCGAGGTTTCAGCGCCGGGCCACGTGATCGCGCCGGAAACCGAGGTCTGTCGCGCGGTTGACGTTGGATCGAAATCGCGAGTTGTGCTCCTGGCCACGCGTCGCTTCTACGCAGGCGCGAAGGCGGGAGCCGCGAGCGCGGCTCCACGGAAAACGCCGCGGTGATGACCGCGTCTTGGTGTGCTCGCCGTCGGTCCAGAGGTGCGGATCCGCGTGCGAGTGTTCGGCGACGTGTGTCTGCCCGCACGGCGTGGCCGAAAATCGACCGAAAGATCCGTCGAGAGGGCCCCCCTCAGGTGCATTACCTAGTAGAGGGTCTCGACGACGCGGACGCAGCGGCGACCTCGGTGGGAGATGTTTGCCCACAGCCTGGATCGCGGGCAGGTGCTGCCCGAGGAGTGCTGCTATGTCGGAGTTGGCGTTTGATAAGGAGGGCAACCCGTTCCGTTTCTCACGACGGACCAAGAGGCTCCGGCCCCGGCGCTGGAAGAATGCCGGCCAGCGCGGCACGTGTGCCGCGGTGCTGGACGTCGATGGCGAGCCAGTGCTGATCGACGCGGACGCCGAGTACACCGAGTTTCGCACCGCGATCGGCAACGTGCCCGGCTTCTACCGCCTCGACCAGTGCGACGAGGACGGCGCTCCGATCGAGGACGTGCCACCGGCCTACGTGTCGATCGAGTCCACTCGAAACGCCGCGCCGGTCGGCGATGTCGATCCGCGCGACGCGATCATCCGTGATCTGGCGCAGATCAACGCCGATATAGTTCGCACGATCACGGAACGTTTCGGCAATGTGATGCAGGCGGCAGCCGACATCCTGCGCGCGGCCGACGGGGCGGGCTTGCCTCGTCGCGAGCCACCGCCGCCACCACCGCCCACGGTGGACGAGGACGACGAGGGCGAGGAGAACGACGAGGACGAGGACGACGAGGAGATCGAGCCAGCGCCTCGGCCGAACCCCTTTGGCCCGTTCCAACCGCTCATCGAAATGGCGATGCCTCACCTGCCGAAATTCGGCGCGTTCATGTGGCTGAAGTTCCAGGAGTTCATGAAGCAGAACGCGACACCACCCCCAGCGACGGCATCGCCCACACCCGCACCAGAGCCAGTCGCCACTACCACGCCCGCGCCGGCACCGAGCGCGGCCCCGGCACCAACCGGCTTTGTCAGCGAGGCGAGCGCGCCGGCACCGAGCGCGGCCCCGGCACCGAGCGGTTTCGCCAGCGAGGTGAGCGCACCTGGCCCGGTCAGCGTGCCCACGCCGATGAGCTCGAGCACCACGGCGCCCCCGGTTCCCACACCGGCGGCATCGAGCGCCGCAGAGCCCTCGGCCTCCGCTCCGGCCGCGGTCGCGACGATATCGCTCTCAACGCCGCCCGGTACGGCAGCGAACGAGAGCTCGATGCCCGATGCCCCAATGCCGAGCACCGCGAGCGCCGCCCCGAGGCCGGCCGGTACCACGCAGGGCGACGGCCCGCGCAACGCCCCGCCTGCAGTTGAGTCGACGCCCGAGCAATCGGCGCACTGGCTCGCCATACGGACGCGACTGTCACCCCGAGAGGGAGCCATCGCTGACATCGCCCTCACCCGCATGACGCCCGAGATGCGCGCGCAGTGGTTCACCGAGCTGTCGATGCTCGGTGTCGACCACGCCACCGACATCGTGCGCTCGATCATCCCAAAGGCACCGCCGAGGCCACCGCCCGCCGCGGGCAACTCCAACGACGACGCCAACGGCGGGAGCTGCTCATGACGCGCGCCGCTGCCAAGCGTGCTCCCGAAGAGCAAGCCGTGAACGCCATGGCCGAGACGGCGCCTCTCGAGCGCTGCTCGGAGGCAATCGCGCTGGTTCGGCCCGCGAACACCAACACGAGCGCGCTCGTCGAGACCTGGCCCGTCGGCGACCCGCGCACTACCGCGCGCCTGCTCGCCCAGATCCTGGTGCGTCGCGCGCTGGTCGACCTGGGGATCGTCCCCGATGATCCGCGCCCCGAAAGGCAGCACCGGACTAAATATCCGGCCCGCTCGGGCGTTACCTTGCCGGAGCCGGAGGAAGATCACCGATGATGGTCCGCACGTACCGTCGACGCTCGAAGAACGACGAAGGCAAGCAGCAGTTCAGCCTGGACGTCCAAGCCGCCGGCTGCGACGAGCTGATCGCGCGCTTGGGCCTAGCCGATCAGCCGCGCAAGGACTACGTCGACGATGGCCGCGCCGGCGATGACTTCCTCACCCGCACCGGGCTGCGCCAGCTGCTCGCCGACGCGCAGCGCGGCGACGTCATCGTCTGCCGCGATCAGTCGCGCTTGGGCCGCGACGCCATCGAGGTCACGCTCGTCGTCCGCGATCTCGTCCACGATCGGGGCTGCCGGCTCTACTACTACGCCACTAGCCAAGAGGTGCAGTTCGCCAACGCGATCGACCAGGCGACCACGTTCATCCAGGGCACCGGCCACCAGATGGAGCTCGAGGCGATCCGCTCGCGTACCCGCGAGGCGCTACGCTCACGCGTCCGCAACGGGCAGATCGCTGGCGGCGCGTGCTTCGGCTACAAGCTGGAGCGCAAGAGCGACGCCGCCGGTCGCAAGCACACAATCGCGATCGTCCACGAGGCCGAGGCGCCCATCGTCCGCCGAATCTTCGCCGAGTACCTCGCGCAGCGCGGCATTCGCTCGATCGCGCACCAGCTTAATGCCGAGGGCATACCCGCGCCCGCCGCCGGCCGCCGCGGCAGTGGCTCGTGGGCCCCTGGCGCCGTCCGGACGATTCTGCTCAACCCGCGCTACCGCGGCATCTACGTCCACGGCCGGATCAAGAAGCTGCGCCAAGGCAGCGGCGTCGTCCGCGTCAAGGCCGAGCCCCACGAGCTGATCACCGTCGAGATCCCGGAGTGGCGCATCGTCGACGACGAGACGTGGTTCGCCGTCCAGTCACGGTTCACCACCCGCGGGCCGCAGCCCCGCAGCGCGATCGCGAACGGCGCCAAGTACGCGCTCAGCGGCATTGCGCGATGCCAGTGCGGCGGCGCGATCGTCTGCACGCGCGTGCGCGCCCCTCGCGGCAGCCGCTGCGTCAAGACGTACTCGTGCCACCGCAACCACCAGCGCGGTAGCGCCGTCTGCCCGATCACGATCCATCAGCCCATCGAGGAGGTCGAGGGACTGCTCCTCGATCACCTCCGCGATCACGTGCTCAACGACGAGATGATCGCGCTCGTGCTCGACGAGATCCGCGCCGAGATCAAGGCGCAGATCCCGCAGCGCGAGGCCGACCTCGCGGCGCTCGAGGCCGAGCTATCCGCCGTGACCACCGAGCAGAAGCGGCTCGCGCGAGCCGTGGCGATGTCCGACGAGATCCCGGAGCTCATGACCGAGCTAAAGCAGCGGATGAGCCGGATGAAGAACCTCGAGGCACAGATCGCCGCCGCGCGCCGCACCCCGGCCGAGCTCGCCGCGTTGAGCAATGAGGTCGAGACTTCCGTGAAGGAGCGCCTCGCCGACGTTCGCGCCGCCCTCGCCGACCGGCGCGATCTCCGAGATCTCCTCCTGGGCCTGTTCCCGCGCGGACTCATGTTCAGCCCCGCGCGGACTCCAGACAATTCGCGCGCTGTCTGGAAGCTGAGTGGGCCCGCTGTCTACAAGGTATTGAGTAGACGCACGCCGTCCGGGACGCCCTTTCGGGGAGGCTCTGATAACTCTAATTATTCAGATGGGTTGGATGGGCCGGCTGAGCCGGCTCTGTCCAATCCGAGTGGCGACCCCAACGGGATTCGAAGACTGAGGCCTACCCATGGAGACTCCAGCGAAGACAAGCGCTTGCAGTGGTTCCGGCGGCTTAGCTGACCGCGTTGTCCGGCTTCGTCCGGGATCGTCAGGCCGCGTGTGGCCACGTCGGGCAGCCACCGGGCAGCAAGGCAGCAGGCCATGATCGACCCGAACATCCGCCGCATCTTCGAGGAGAACGGGTTCGGCTTCCGCTACGGCTGCCTGGACTGCGGCGCCGCGCGCGCGACCTGGTGCGAATGCTTCCTGAGAGAGGCGGTGCGCAAGGCCCGCGAGGAGCGGTTGCAGCGGTGGCGCGAGACACGGGCGGCCCACGCCGCAGGGAGTGGACGATGAAGATCAAGATCTGGGACTTCGGCTCTGACCCTTCATCGGCCGTGGAGGTCGAGGCGCACGGGGTCTACGACGCCGTCATGGAGCACGCTCCGCGCGTGTGGAGCCCCGAGGGGAACCAGCACCTCGCCTTCGTGACGACGGACGAGGATGGCACCGTGCGCGACGTCGACGTCTACGTCGAGATGGAGCCCTCGTTCGACGTATGGATCAAGAGGCGCGATGGCGAGTTCGAGCGGCCCAGCGCGTCCGAGGAGCGGGCGGCCGCACTCGACCGGCTGGCCAGGAGCAAGCGATGAACCCCAGGCCTCTCGAACCAGCCAGCGACGGCCACGCCCCGGCGGACCTCGACGACCTCGACTTCCACGCCTGGCCTCCCGTCGCCAGCCCCGGCGGCCAGCAGGTGACCGACATGCGCGTCGGCGTGCTCGCGATCCACCGGCCGACGGGGATCGCCGTGGTCTGCGAGAGCGAGTGCAGCCGGCACGCGAACAAGGCGAAGGCGGTGGCGATGCTTCGGGCGCAGCTCGGTATCGAGTCTGATCTCGAGCGCATCCGGCCGGTGTACGAGGCGGCGGTGAAGTGGCGAGATGCGGACCTATTCAAGCTGGACGATGGGGCAGTCGCGCTCCGTGATGCCGTGGATGTTGCGAGGTCGGCGCCATGACCTCGATCTACCTCCCCGACTCGCAGACCTGGGTCGACCTCTACGAGCCGCAGCCTGCGTGCTCGTGCCGACCCCACTGCGGTCTGCCGCCCTGCACCGAGTGCGGCGAGGACCACGGCGGGCACGACCACGGCAACGGCGTGCACCTCTGCCGGGACTGCGATCTCGAGTACCGGCTTACCGGGATGCGGTGCTCGGTTTGCCAGCGCATGCGGTACCGGTCGGGCGTGCTCGGCGGTCTTGGTGAGAGCCTCTGGGGCGAGCGATGCCGGTGCGCGCCGGGGACGCCGAGCGTGCGGGATGCTGCTGACGCGTCAATTCGCGCTTGCGATACGACGCGTCCGGCCTGACACTTCTCGCATGCCACCGCGCCCCGCCATCCGTGACGTCGTTGCTGCGCTCGGCGACCGCGCCTCTCCGACTACGCTCCCCTCCGGCTACGGCCGTGCCGCCATCGACGCCGCAGTGGCCGCCGGCGAGATCCGCTACCGACCCGACGGCACGCTCGAGGCCACTCCGCGCCGCGGTCGCCCGCCCTCCGCCGGGGAGACGGCGAGCGCGCGCATCGACCTGAGGGCCACTCCCGCGCAGGTGAAGCGGTGGCGCGCTGCTGCCGAAGCAGCTGGCATGGGCCTCCGAGACTGGATTCGGGCGCAGGCCGATGCTGCGTGCGGCCGCGCAAAGCCTCAGTAATCTCGCGTGGTTGCTAGATTCGACATATGGACGCGTCGAAACGCGTTGACATTCGGACGCGTCAGACCTAGACTGTTCTTTGTGACGGGGACGGGATGCGGGCCCCATTGAAGCGCGACGCCGAGCTGATCGGCTAGCTGCCTCACGCTGAGATCCAGCACCCCCTCCCCGTCACGCCCACCGAATCCAGGAGCTAGACCATGAGCAACCGCAGCCTCCGCACCGTCAAGTCCGCTCGTAGCCTCGACGGCATAATCGCCGACGCCACCGACGGTGCAGCCGAGCGCGGCGTGGACCTGTCGCGAGCCGCCTGGCTCGTGCTCGGCGACGTCACCAAGGATCGCGGCACCGTAATCGCCGTGGCCTGGGACGAGGCCGATGCCCGCCAAGCGCTGCGTCGCCTCGACCAGGTCGTTGAGATCTGGCCGGCCGCCGACGCCGCCGACATCCAGGACCAGGAGCGCATCTGGCGCCGGGATGGGGGCCGCTCGTGAGCCTCCCCTACATCGGCTACGTCCGCACCGACCGCGGCGCCGTCCTCGTCCAGATTCCCGACGACGGGCCGCACGGATTCGCGCTCGCCGACGACGACCGGACCTGGCCCGGCGGCCTCGGGATCGCGACATCATGGGTGCCGCTCGCCGATAGCGACGTCGACGAGGATGACCGTGAGCGTATCGGCTGGCTGCTCGATGAGCACCGCCCGGTCGCGACAACCGCCAGCGGCGACCGCGCGCACTGCCAGTGCGGCCAGTGGAGCGGCGTCCGGTGCCAGTGGGAGGGCCCCAGGTCCGAGACTGTGGCTGTCGAGTTCATGCCCGAGGCGGCTCGCGAGTCGCACCGCGCCGCCGGAAACAGCGGCGTCTACCCGCACAACGGCGCGCTCAGGATTCGCGTCGAGCGCTCGTGCGCCGAGCATATGGCCGCGACCGATGGCGAGTGGGTCGAGATCCTGGCCTGACGATTCCGCGATCGACCCGCCGCCCCACGGCATCCTGATAGGTAGACCACGAGGGATCCAGACGGCAGCGCATTGCGCCCCGGCCCGTCTGCTGCGGCTCGATCTCCGCAGGTGGTCGCGAATTTCCGAGCTCAGGCTCGGCCCCATTGCGTCGGCTGTTCGGTCGGCGCCGCATCAAACGTCTACACAGGAGCGGGCATGGCGCCCGCGATAGGATTGAGATTATGGACATCACGAGCACCGATACCGCCCTCACCTTCCAGATCGTCAACTACAGCGCCGACCGCACGCGCCCGACCACGGACCACGTCTACATCTTTGGCGCCGACGAGCACACGCCGGCCGATGTCATCGTTCGGGCCGGGATCGAGGGGATCTCGCGCGCCGAGCACGGCCGCCCGGAGTTTTGGGTCTACGGCCGCGACCAGTCTCAGCTCGTCACGTACGGCTGCCGCGTGGGCGAGCGCATCGAGCTCTGGCGCGGCAACTGCGAGGCGCCGTGGCATGTCGCGCTGCTCGATCGCCGAGTAGGCGACGACGGACGCACCGAGTGCGGCGACAACCTCCGGCCCGGAGCGCGCCGCCTGTGCGGAGGCTGCGCGCAGTCCTGGCAGTCCGGGCAGCCGGAGCCGCGCGGGTGCGGCGAGGTGCTCGAGCGACACGACGTGCGAGGCGCGGCGTCGTGAGCGGTCCGGCCGACGAGGACGCTCTGAGCCCCTCCGATCGCGCTGTCGCCGCTCGTGTCGCCGACCTGCCCGATATTGATCCGCCGCCGGGCTGGGCGGACCACGCTGCTCAGCGTCTGAGCGGCGCGGCCGTCAATCTCTGCCCGCGGGACCCGGCTAATCTGCGCGAGTGGCTCATCGTCGTGACATCCTCTGGCCTCGATATCGCGGGGACGCCGGTGCTCCTGTCCTGCATCGAGGAACACGACGATCTCAGCGTGACGCTGCACCTGCTGGTCGGCCCCGACCGCTGGGAGGTGCTGGTCACGCCGCCACAGACCATTGCCCGCCGGACGGCGCCGTGAGCAGACGTGCATTGGCGTGGGCTGGCGTCGGTCTCGTCGTCGCGGGTGCAGTCGCCGTGGCCATGTGGCACCGCAGTGATGCGGCGGGGTTCCGCGGCCTCACGGTGACCGTAACCTCGCACGATCGCCGCTCGACACTCCGCAATGGCGAGGTCGGGCACGCGCACGGTCACGACACCATCGCCGCGGCGCTCGCCGTGGACGCGCCGCACGCGGACCTTCGCGTGTATCGCGACGGCGTGCTCTCCGCGTCGGTTCGTGCCGACGGTGGCCGCGCTTGCGCAAGCTTCTCCCCAGACGGTGCACGTGTGATCCGCATACTCGCCATCGCCAGCGACCGCCCGATCGCGGATCCGTCCCTCAGCGGATTCGATGCTGACGCGCTGGCCGTCGACGTCGCAGGCGCTTCGCTGGAGATGGTCCGGATCATGGTGACGCCGTGAGTGACTGGCGCGATCGAGCCGTCCAGGCTTGGCGCCGCCGGCAGGCCGATCTCCAGTGCGATGGCGACGCGACCGGCCTCGACCCGCGCGACGCCGATCCGGCTCGTCAGCGCGACATCGAGAGCGTGCCCGAGCACCTCCGCGCCGCGTACGAGTGGATGGATGGTGGCGCGGATAGCTGGCACGACCTCGAGGGGCAGTCCCTGATCGACCAGGCAGACCGCGAGTCCGAGGCGGCCGGCGAGATGGGCTACGAGGTGCCAGCCGAGGCTATCGTCGCGCTGGCGGAGTGGCTGCGGCGCAATGATTCGACGACGCCGAAGACTTGAGGAGATGGCGATGAGCAGGCAGCGGAAGGTGCATCAGGTTGTCCAGCACGGCGAGCCGTGGACCTGCTGCGACGTGCTACCGGAGCAGGTCCGCGTGATGGGAGACGTGTCGGTCTCGGTCGACGCATGGCGCTGCCTTCCTCGCGCGGCCAAATGCGAAGCATGCCTCGGGTGCGGCGCCGACCGCGGCTCCGCCTCCCATGCCGACATTCTCTCCGTCTCCCTCATGCTCTGCGGCCTCGCCGGCTCCCTGCCTGCCGACGCCGCGCGCCTGCTCGCCGACTACGTGCGCGGTGACGCGCCCGCCCTCAGCCCACTGCTCGATCTCGCCGAGGAGCGCGGCTGGCACACGCCCGGCAACCTGCCCCAGCCGGTCGGCGTGGAATGGCCGGAGGCGACGGGGCATGAGCATGTGTGGATGCCGTGGCGCAGCGGTGACCGCGCCCGCACGATTCTCGAGGCGCCCGGTTCGGTCCGGCGCTGTCCGTGCGGCCTGTTCGAGCACGAGCGCGAGGCGCTGCGTCGCGGCGCAGAGATGGGACTACGTCGGCACACGGCGCGCTAGACCGCGCGGCTGGCGATGGTTACAACGAGAGACGATGATCGACAATGCCGTCAGGTTCGAGGATCTTTGTGGCCCCCACGTCCTGGACGGTCGCGGCGAGTTCGTGCTCGGTCCCGACATGGACCAGTGGCGATACGAGAACGCGACCGTCGTGGTCCTGAGGCTCGACGTTCAATGCTACTGGTTCCAGGAGGATCCTAGCGACGGCTATCGCTCTTCGCTCGGAACGATCAGGCGGTGCAACCTCGAGGACATCCCGGACGGGGCGTTCCGTCCTTCCCTCCGATCGCAGTATCTGTCCACGTCCGCCACTGGAAGTCGCATGACTTCTCGGACGGGCCGGATAGCGTCATGTTCGGCGTCAACGAGCTCACCGGCCTGGTCCTGTTCGAGGTAGGCACGGAAGGTCTCGACGACTACTGCCCGAGCTTCATCCACTCATGGACGCCCGATGGCGTCTCGCCGCACTGGCTCCGCGCGTCCTAGCCCGGCCGCTCGCACCACCGCATCCGCTCGACGCCGCGCCCCATCGTCACGATGCTGATGTCCGCGTCACCGATCGGCGTGGTCCGCGGGTAGCTGGCGAGCTCGCAGAGCATCCCGCGACCGCTGCATCCGGCGTACTGCCAAGCCCACAGCTCCGCCGCCGTGAACCCGAGCTGCGAGCACCACTCGTGAGCCGGCAGCTTCGCGACGTAGGCGGCGAGCCATAGCGCCTCGCAGCCCATCCGGTCGCGCAGCTTGAGCGAGCGGAGCCAGCCGCCAGCGTAGAGGATCGGTGGCAACCCGGTGCGCTCGGTGACGCGCTTGGCGAACGCCCGGCCGGCGGCGGACACACAGGCGGCGCCGCGGCGCGCCACGATGTCATCGTTCCCCGAACCCTCCTCGATGTCGACGATCGCGCGCAGCGTCGGCTTCGTCGCCTCGATGGCGGCGGCGAAGCGATCGGCCTGCTTGACCGCGTCGGCGTCCAGGCGGAGGTACCAGTAGAGGCCGAGGTCGAGGCCGGCCGCGCGGACTGCAGCGGCGTGCTCGCGAAGCCACCGGCCGGTGTCGCGCAGGCCCTCGCCGGCTTTCAGGACCACCGGCCCCCAGGGTGCGCCGGCCGCGGCGAGACGAGCCCACGCAGACGGGCGGATCGTGTCGCGCTGGTAGGGCGAAACGTCGATCAGGAGCGGCGAAGCGGTCATGGCGATCTCGGGTTGCAAGAGCGCACTCGAGGCACTACCCTGCGGAGATGCGCGGACCCGGCCGACAGCGATGTCGGCAACCGACTAACCAACGGCAGTCGGGCCGCGCATGTCGGGAGCAGGAGACGCCTCGCCGGCATAGTCGACCGCACGAGGACTCGTCGCGCGGCAGGCCTAGGCGGATGTAACCAGGCGTGACCCCGAACCTGGCCTGCGCAACTCGGGGTGCTGTAACTCTTCGCACCGTGTCCATTGGAGGACAGGCCAGCTTCTACCTGGCCCCTCGCGGGTTCGAATCCTGCCGGTGCGGCTATCACAGCGGCGTCCCGTCCCACGTCGCAAGCCACGCCTCGGCCTCGTCCTCGGTCACTGTCCTGCGGTCGATGCAGCGCAGCGATAGCCCGGCGACCGCGCAGTAGAGCTCGGCCGGCGAGAGGCCGCCGCGTTCGGCGAGCCGCTCGAGCGACTGCTCGTGGTTGCGCGCCACCTGAGGCTCGAACGGCGCGACCCACGACCACGGCACCGAGCGGCGCGCGTCCGGGTAGCGACGGCGGTCGAGGTAGTCGCGGAGGACGGGGAACTCGCGATCGGTCATGAGGTCGTGTCGACCCGATCGTCGAGGATGTGACCACCGATATACGTCGCGGCCGTATAGCCCCACTTGCCTTTGACCATCACTCGGGACGCGAGCCGCCATCTGATCAGGTCGTCGCGATCGGCCTTGCAGATGACGTCACCATCCCACACCGGACCGTTCTTGATCAGGTGCGCGAGTTCGCCGCGGTGCGCGGCCGGCAAGGCCAGCCTTACGTCCACGATCAGCGCATCGGCCTTCTCGTCGTTCTTCTCCGCGGCGAGCGCCGCGCACAGTTCGTCGATGTTCATTATTTTACCACCGTAATCATGATGTTGACAGACTGCACAAAGATATCGCTCACAGCACCCCTCCGTTCACGCGATACCTCCGCCCTCCGAGGTCGACGGCGCGCAGCCGCTCCCAGCCCTCGCGTACGCTGGCCTCGCTCGGCTGCGGCGTCACCGCAAGCGAGCGGACCGCGACGCTCGGGTCAGCCGGTGCGAGCAGCCTCGTCACCGCCGCGGCGAGTCCGCACTGCGCAACGTCCCAGCCGAGAGCCTCGGCAGCGCCGCGGACGCGGGTCCAGTCGACGACGCCGTCCGGTGCGGTCGTGTCGCGGATGACCTGCTCGAGCACCGGGCCGAGCTCGTCGGCGTTCTGCGCGGCGGCGCCGACGGTGCAGTCGACGACGGCGGCGGTGCCCACGCGGACGTCCGGTCGATGGCCGCAGCCCGCGCACCAGCCGACGAGGATGCCGATCACCAGGCCGACGATGGCGGCGATGGGGTGAGAGCGGAGATCGCGAAGAAAGGATGTGACGATGCGCATGGCAGTCTCCTCGGCGGATTAGCGGTTGGTGGGCGCACGGCGGGCGGCTCGCAGCGGGCGCGTCGCGCTTGTAGGCTCGGGCCGCCTCGCCCGCCAGAACGCCAGGATCGCGGTCACGGCCGCGGTGCCCATCGCTACCGGCGAGCCGCCGAGCGCGGCGACTTCGACGACGGCCGAGCCGCCGGCCGCGACCGCGCCGAGCACCGTGGCAGCGGTCCCTCGCGCGAGCCACGCGAGCCACGGGACATGCAGATGCACGCCTGCGCGGCCCAGCGAAAGGGCGAGCACCGTCACGATGGCAAACACGCCGACCGGCCAGCCGATGCGGCGAGCTGCCTCGGCGTCGTCGAGCGCAACCTCCTGCGGCGCGGCATCGTGTGCGACGGTCGCCGCATCAACGGCCACAGGCGCGGCGTGCGCGACCCCCAGGCGGATCATGGTGAGCAGCCCGACGACGACGAGCACGCCGGCGAGAAAGAGGGCCACAAACGGGGCCAGGTTGCGAACGCGGATCATGGGTGCTTCCTTGGCCAGTTGCCGGGGTCAGGCGGATCCGGCTCGTCTCGGCGACGCGCCGGCCGGTAGTAGAACTCGGAGCGGAGCGAGTCGATCTCGAAGCGGAGACGCTCGGCAGTGGCGCGCGCCTCGGCAGCCGCTCGCTCGGCGTCGCGCTCGATGATGTGGAGCCGCAGCTTGTCGGCGCCCTCGGCGCGCGCGTCATCGAGGGCCGAGCGCGCCGCGGCCCACAGCGATCCAACGGAGACGCCAGCAGCGGCCACGAGCGCAGCCCACAGGCGGCGGAAGCGCTTTCGTGTCGCCTCCTCGAGATGCGCGTCGAAGGCCGCGGGAAAGATCGCGGCAAACCGCGCGTCGATGCGGGTGTCAAGCGGGTCGAGGGCGGGCCCCTGTTCCGCAGCGAGCATGGGGCGCGATGGGAGGTCGAAAGCGACGACCGGAACAGCATGCGGCGACGTGTATCGGCGCACGCTGCCCGTGTCGGTCGGGCGCGGCTGTCCAACCGGGTCACTCAGCCGGCCGGCTTGTCGGCCGTCGTCACGATCGTCCATCGCGACTTACCTCATCACGTAGACGGTGGCCGCACCGACGCGATGTCCCAGTTGGCCGGAACCGGCGACGAACAGCGAGTACACGTCGTCCTCTGTCGTCGGCCAGGGGGGCGCCAGTTGCTCGTGCAGCGCGAACGCGCCGTCGTGGTACTGCGTCGCCGTGCTCGTCGACTGGCATGCGCCGACCTGGACATGCTGCGGCGCCGCGGCGGTCAGCACGGTCTCGAGCCGATGCAGGCACGCCGTAGTGACCTGCTGCCCGGGGATGTCGCGGCGGCCGAACACGGCCCACTCGACGATGGTGTCGCCGGCCTGGATCGGCAGCGCGCAGCGGATGCCGGTCGAGATCGGCACGCTCCACAGATCGCCGTCGTACGCCGCGCCCGCGGCCCCGCCGGTGCGCGGCTGGCACCCGGCGAGGTCGATCTGCAACGTGCGCAACGTGCCCGTCAGAGCGGGCTGGGGCGGGTCGGCGGCGGACGAGGAGCAGCCGGCGACGGCGATGACCAGGAGGGCGAGGAGGATCTTGAGCATGCTGCCACGGTAGACAGCGTGGGCGCGCGGGTCGATTTGGCCTCAGCCTTCTAGCTTCGCCTCGCGTGCTCTCACGATGACGCGGTGGATGATCGCGTTCGGCGGACCGCCGATGTTCGCGTCTCCGCCGATGTAGATCGTATCGAGAGGCGATGTGGCAATCGGGAAGGCGAGCGGGGCATAGGTCGCGCCGTCAGCGCTGCTCGCCGCGACCACGAGCCCGACCTGGTCGCCTGGCGACTCTGGCAGCGCGAGGCTGTTCCACCGTGCCCGCAGCTCGAAGCCCTGCGACCAGTCGAACGCCGATCCGGACGTGACCGTCGGCGCTCCGGCACCGTCGTAAAGCGTGAACAGCGGCGCGGCGGCGGCTCCTGTGCCGAGCGCCCGCAGACCCTCCACGTTCGATGACCAGTCGATCGCCGCAAGCGTCCTGTCTGCCGGCGGGGAGGCCGTCGACGCAGCGCCAGCGACGAACAGCTCGCCCTCGTGGTTCGCCTGCAGCGGCAGCGTCTCGATGAGGGTCCCGCCGGCGCCAGAGAGCGTCGTGCCGGCGTCGTGGATGGCGAATGGCGCGTCCGCGCCGAAGGCGGCCCACATGATGTGCGAGAGGTCGAACGAGCCGAGCGCTGACGATGCGAGCATGAAGCGCAGGTATGCCGTCGGCGTCGACGCGGCCCACGGACCGAGCTGCACATGGTACCGCTCCCAGCCGCTGCCGAGCACGACCGTCTGGCTGCCGATCAACACGTCACCGGCGTCGCGGAGCTCGACGATCAGGCTGCGCGAGACGCCGTCGTTCGTGCGCGCGAACAGCACGACCGAGAGTGGCGTGCCAGTGCCCATCGTGAGCCCGAGGCATCGCAGCCCCTTGCTGGCCGTGCCGTTCGTGACGCGGACGCCGCGTGCCAGCCCGGTCGCATCGACGAGCCCCTGCGTGAGCGTCGCTCCGGTGTCAGCAGCCCACGTCGCGCCGGCGGTGAAGTCGTTGCTGGGGATCTTGTTGGTCGACGCAGCCGCTGTGACCAGGCCGTAACCGCCGGAACCGGAGCCGATGGGAATGTGCCGCGCCGAGTACCGCAGCAGCGCCGCGCCATTCGGGATGCTCTCGTGGTCGGGGACGCTCGCCCACACGGCGCGGTCGCTCGTCCACGAGATACCAAGGCCGCTCGGATCCGCGCCGTACCGCAGGATCGCGGCGACCTCGCCAGCGGTCAGCGCGACGTCCCAGAAGAACACCCGAGAAATCTGAACGCCCCCGGCGGCGCTCGCGGGTCCGTCGCGTCCGATGCGGAGCGGCACGCCGCTGGCTGCAAGCGAGCCGAGGCCGGCCGTCGATGCCGTGAGCGTGTCGGCGGCCGTGTCGCTGAATAGCCGCAAGAGACCAGCGGCCGGATCGTTGACGAGGAAACCCCAGTGCGGCGCGGCGTCGGCCTGCTGCGCGGTCCCGGTGACCGTCGCGGTGCCACTTGCGCCCTGCAGCACAACCTGCAGCCGGCCGCTCGCGTCGAGGCGCATGCCCCAGCCGATGCCGGTCGCGCTCCGGCGGCCGACGAGCCCAGCAGCGCCCGACCACGTGGGCTCGTCGGTGCGGAACATCACCGCGATGGTGAACGGCTCGTCGAGCGCAAACACGCCGTACTCATCGCCCGTCGTGTCGTCGGGCCCGGTGGCCTGCAGATCGATAGCTGACGCCGCGATCGCGCGCGTGAACTGGTACGCCTCGGTTGTCAGCACGAAACGCTGCACCGGGTCCGGGTAGAGGATATGCGGCCCGATGTCCCAGAAGCCGCGGAAATCGGCGGCGGGCGGCGTGCTTGCGTCGCTCCACGCGAACGTCGGGCCCGAGAGCGCGTGCGCGAGTTTGACCATCGGTTCCGCGTTCGCTCCGTCCCAGCTCATGAACGGTGTCGGCAGCGTTGGGAACGCAAGATGGAATTGCTGCCAGTTCTTCGGCAGCGGCTGCCACGATGGATCTCGGAAGTCGAGGTCACGCGTGAAGACCGGATCGAGGTCCTTGTGGATGAGCAGCGACAGATCGTCGAAACACGCCCCGCTGTTGCCCGAGCTGAGCGTGCGCACCGCGAGTAGCCGCACGCGAAGCGTCACCGTGTTGTCCGGAAGCTGCAGCGCAAGCCGCCGACGCTCCCATACATCGAGCAGCGGGAACCCTTGCACGAGGGCATACTCGGCACCCGTGGTCAGGCTCTCGAGGACCGCGCCCATGCTGTCCAGGGCCTCGAGCACGACCTCGCCGGTGTCGTTGTCGAGCGTCGTTGAGCGCGCGAGCTGCAGAAGCGCCGTGCCGTACTCGTAGCCGGCCGGGATGGCGACCTCCTGCTTGATCTCCGAGAACGCGAATGCGCCGCCCTGCGCCGCGCCGATCGTGCCGTTGCGGCTCGAGTAGGGGTTCGTCGTGTTGACCACGAAGCTGTTCGTCACGTTCGTCCAGCCGGTGAGCGCTCCGTCGAACGAGGGATTGGTCAGCAGCTCAGCCGTCATCTGGCCGATCTGCAGCCGGATGCGCGTCACGCCGGCCCTCGGTCCGCCCACGTCTGGGCTCGCCTCGAGCGCCACCTCGACGGCAATCTTCGCCGTGTCGGGCGGCAGCGTCAACGACACCGAATCGCGCTGCCAGTGGCTGGCGGGGCCGGCCAGGCTATCGCTCGCATCGGCGAGCTCGACGTCGGCCGCATCCAGAGCACGGATCGTGACGGTGACCGCCTTGCTGCCGCCGTTGAAGTTGCGCGCGTAGTAGCTGACGGTCGCCGTGAGCCCGTTCGGCTTGTACCCGGTGACGTCGACGACTTGCTTGATCGTGGCGTCGCCGATGCCTTGGACCCAGAAGCCGCCGCTCGAGTAGCGGGGCAGGCAGTTCGGCCCGGTCGCGATCTCTACGGTGCCGGACGTCGTCGACCAGCCAGGCGTAAGCGCGCCGTACTCGAAGGAGCTGTTCGCGAGCAGGTCGCGCCAGTGCGGCGCATCGACGCGGACGACCGGCGACTGCCAGGAACGCGCGGCCGTGAAGCCGATCGTGCGGTAGCTGTCGAGCCGGATGTCGATCTCGCCGTGGCCGACCGGACCCAGGAGCGCGCCGACCGTCGACGGCTCCGTCAATCCCGTGTGACCGACGAGCGCGACGTCGCCCTCCTCCCCTCCGACCTTCTCGGCCGCGAGCGTCCAGGTTGTCCCCGGCTCGGCGTCCCACGCAGCCTCGTCGCCGCGCACCACCACGCCGGCGTCAATGCGGTTCTCGCGCGCGTCGACATCGAAGGCCCCCTCGAGCCGCGAGACGGCCTTGAACTCGCCGACGCGCGGGTAGTCCGGGGCGTCCGACTGCGGCCCCTCGGTGCCGTCCATGTCGAAGCCGGACAGCCGCATGTCGGCAGCGCGGAGCGGCAGAGCCCGCCGGCCGACGGGGTTGATGAGCACGTCGTGGCTCGCGTAGCTGAGCCCGTCCGAGCCGTCGACGCCACCGAACTGCGGCACCGCGTAGCCGCGTGCGTACTGGTTCGTCGCCCAGTTGCGGCGGCCCACGGCGAGGCTAGGCGTGATGAGAAAGAACCGCGTGCCGACCGGATGCGTGACCGGCGCGGTGTCGAGCAGCCCACGCTGGACGTTGTTGAGGCAGAACTGCCCGCCGCCGAGGTCGGTGAGCGTCTCGTACGAGATGATCTCGCCAGTCTGGTACAGCTCGTCGCCGTTGGTGGGCGTGATGTTTGCGCCGCCGAGGAGCGCGAGATGGCGACCCGTCGCGCGGATCTCTGAGGCCGTCGCGGGGCGGATGAAGTCGAGCGCGTCGGGGCCACCGCCCGAGACGACACCCTCGAGTACGAGCCCCGTCGTGTCGTCGAACGGCTCGAGGTGGCGCGGGTACTCGACGGCAACCAGAGCCGTGACCGGGAACGGCTGCGGGGAAATGTCCGACGTCGTGCCGAACGAGTACGAGCCGGAACCGCCGGCCTGCGTGTCGACGCGCCACTGCGTAGCCGGGTCAGATGCCTCGGCCGCGGCGAAAGCCATCATGCTCTGCTCGCCGATCGACGGGATCGAGCCCGCGATCGCGGCGAGGCGCATCAGGTGGTAGGGCGCCTCGTCGAAGACGAAGTGGGTGATTGGGATGAGGGTGGTTGGGGTCGTGTCCGGCTCCGGGTCGCCCGCGAAGCCACCTACGGTCTGGTCGAACACGTCCCGGATGAGGCGCACCTCGATGGTCCCATCGGCGAGCTGGCCGAAGTTGACCTCGAGCACGCGGTGGATCTCGTTGTTGATCTGGTACTGCGGGAGGTGCACCTTGACGACGTCGCCGAGCTCAAGTGCGTAGAACGCGCGGGTGACCTTGATCCGGATCGTGCGCAGCGGGCGTCCGACCACTGAGAGTTCTCGAGCGGCGATCTTTGCGGCGATCTCAGGCGTTGTGCACCCTGGCGCATCGAACGAGACCGGGCGTCGTTGGTTGCCGCGCGCGGTGACGTTCCCCTCCTTTTTCCAGGGCAAGATGTCGCGCTTATAGTCGTGCGCGCGCGATGTGAAGCTGACGCGGATCTCGTTGGGAGAGTCGCGCTCGTGGATGTCGTCGACGTCGGGCCGCCCGATGACGTTGTCGGAGTTCATCACTGGCAGATCGTCCGGATCGTAGCCGCCGCGAATGAGCTTGATCGTGATCTTCCCAGTACTCGGCGCCTCGTAGACCACTCCGTCAATCTGAGACGTGATAGCGGCGAACACGCGCGCGGCGTCCTCGATCTGCTCGATGACTACGGAGCATCCGTGCCCCTCGGACACGAGAGTCACAGCGGCGGCCTGAAAGCTGGCGAGGTCGACGTCGTCTGGGTTGATGCCGAGTCCCCAGACTGGCCGACAAAGCAGATCGTAAAGCACCCAGGCCGGGTTCGCATCGAGTCCGATCGGTTGCGGCCCCAGCGCACTCACCTCGATAGCGGTCGCGAGGACGCGCGGGCTGCTGCCGAGGCCGCCGAGGGTCGGCTGTGTCGCGGCGACCTGCCCAGGCGTCGCCTGCACCGACAGAAGCATCCGGTGCCGGTACCCCGGGATGTCAGCGGCGCTGATGCCCGTCACCGCCATACTCAAGGCGATCGGCCTGCCTGCGATACTCTGATCGGCGCGGCCGTCATAGAAGTGGACTCCGGCCTCGAGAATCGTCGCGCCGCCGGGCCTGATCAGAACCTGCGCTTTCTTGTCGTGGCGAAGACCAACTACGCCGCTGCTCAGGAGTGGAAGCCTCCGGTCGCCATACCAGAGCGTTCGCGCAACCGGAGGCGTGGTAGACCGCCATGAACTCCACGGCGCTGTCGCTTCGTCCCACGGCGGGACCCCGACTGCGAAGAGCATGTCCGCGCGGTACCGGAACCCGCTGTCCACGAGAGTCGCTCCTTGCCTCCCATACCACACGAGCACGGGAGTCACGCGCACCGTCCCGGCCACGTAGGGGATCGGGCTGCCGACGCTTGCGAGCGTGAACTCAAGTCCCTCTGCCTGAGGCTTTGGCAGTTTGTTCTCATCGTCACGCAGGAGTCGGCTGACGACCCAAAGACCAACCGTGATGCCGAGTTGAGCGGCGATTGCTGGGAACCCCATGGCTAACCTCTCGCAACTCCAGCGCCGGTCGGCGCGGCCGGGTTGTCGTCAGGAATGTGCGGCTCACCGCCGAACCGAGGCACGTTGTTGAACTTCACCTTGCACCCGTGTTCGCCAAGCAACGACCGATCGCATCCGGCGAAGACATCGAGCGCGTCGCCGTTGGCGAGCTCGCGGAATGGAAAGTCCAGCGCTATCGTCGTGCCGATCTGGCTGACGACGGTCCGCCTCTCTCCATCTGCAACGCGGATGATCTTTCCGTCCCGCGCCCATGCGTCAGGCTTGCCGCTCATGCTCGACACTATCAGGGCCGAGCCGTCGGCGCTGACCGAGGCGACCGTGGGCGTGATCCGAAAACCACCAGCCACCAGATCGACTCCACATCCGACGTCGCCGAGCACGTGCGGACACCGCCGCTCGGCCAGCTTGATTGGCAACCCGCAGTCGAAAGCTAGGTCAATCTTGTTGGGAACGCGAATGACGGTTGCCGTTCTGCTCGTGCTCGTGCCGCCGATATAGCCCTGCCACCAGACTCGCGAACCGGTGTCGCCGAGGTGGATGCGGCGGATAGTGACGAGCGCATTTTGCGGCGGGAGTCCACCCTGGCGCAGTTCGATGGCCAGGTCGTGGTCCAGCGCCAGCGAGACGGTCACCTCCCGGACATTTCCCCCGATGGGCACAAGCTCGAGGTCGCTGCTACTGATCGGGGCGACGCTGTACACGTCGCCTCCGAAGGTCTGGTCAGCGTCGCCGGTGCACAGCCTGTATGTCGCGCCGGGCAACGAGAAGGTAAACAGGTCAACGCGCTGGGCGTCTTCCACGCTGCGCTCAACGCTGTCGTAGGTCACGCTGCACCCCGCGCTTGACCAACGGCGAGATCGGACCGTAGCATCGGCGGATGCGGATCACGATGCTCGCGGCGATGTTGGCGACGGGGTGCGGCTCGGAACCGTCCAACTATGACCTTTCTGAAGAGTGCCCGGGTTGGCGGGGGGTCTACGACGACGTCGGGATCGTGATTGCGAAGTGCGCCCACGCCTGCCCGCGTCCGCCGAGTGGTCAGGAGACGTGCTTCTACGAGCCCGACCAGGAGTGCACGGTGGTCGAGGTTGATGGGCTTAGGGGGTGCTGTATCCCGGGGCCGGACTTCGTCGATCCTCAGGCTCCGGATGACCACTTCGTAGTCAGCTTCGTGACGTGCCTCTGAAGCGATCCGTGCCGTGGACATGCCGCCACCATCGCGCCGAGCACTGAGACGGGGCGATTTGCGCCTCCGCCGTTTGTTTGCGCACCCGGCGCGCTGCGCCTAGGATCCGCAGCCATGCGGACCTTCGGCTACGGACTACTGCTCCTCCTCGGCTTCGGCGGCCTCGTGGCCGGGGTGCTTTTCTTCGCAAGCGCCGAGAACGCGGTGCACGAGATCGAGGCGCTCATCTGCCTCCTGATCGGCGCCGTAGGCGTCGGCTGCGCCACCATCGCGGCTTCGACGGAAGCGGCACGAACGGAGATCGAGGTACAAACGCGGACGACCCTGGGCTCAGCGCCGCGCCAGCCGCAGGCCGCGCCCGGACCGCGCTAGCCTACGCTGCGCCATCCGGACGGATCATGCCTCGGGGGTGGGTGTCAACCACGGCGATGGTGCTCACGACGAACCTGAACAGCACCCGCCCGTGCGCCCAAGCATGACGAGCCAGCGCGGCCATCTGCGCCTCGTGATCGGCGTAGATGCGTGCCGCCGACGGGGTGAGGAACAGCCATCTCCACGTGCCGCGCGTCACTGCCTGCCCTCGCGTCGATCCCCGCGACGTCTGAACCACGCCCGGATAGCGAGCGGCACCTCCACGACCAAGAGCAGCGCCACGTAGGCGGCGACTACCCCAACGACCACGCCGGCCGCGATCGCGAGGATGGCCCACGGCCACGGCAGATCGCACAGCGCCCTCACCTGACACCCCCGTCCAGCACGCGGAGCTCGGGCGCGGCGCGGCTCGGCCGGCCCGGAGGTGTGTGCAGCCCAGCCGTCTCCGCCGCGCGCCTGACGATCTCCTCGAAGCCCTTGGGATCGACGGCCTGCATCGCCTGCCCGACACGGATCCACTCGAGCAGCACCTCGGCCAAGCTCACGATGCCCTCCGTCGAGCGCGAGCGGTCAGGACCGCCGGCGCCGGCGGCTTGGGCTCTGCGGCCTGCCAGCGCTCGAGCTCCGTGCGGTACTCGTCGGCGAGGCTCGAGAGCATCCGGTCGCGGTCGTCACGCAGGAGCATGACGGCCTCGGCAACGGCGGAGTCGTCGGCCGCGGCGAGCGCCAGGCGGAGCACGCGGCGCGCCGTGACGCGATCCTCGAGTTCGAGCGCGTGGAGCAGGACGTCACGTGTCAGCGTGTCGATGTACCGCGGATCTGACCAGGACGTGGACGAGGTGGTCACCTCGTCGAACAGAGCGAGCGCCTCGGACGTGAGGCGAGCGCGCGAAGACGGCTTCATGGGGCTCCTCGATGCGGCCGGCGGGCCGCGGCTGTGAGGGACGAGGCCCAGCGGGCCTCCGCGACGAGCACCTAACCCTCGCTCGTCACTGCGCGGTGGCTATATGCACTCTCGTCCCCGGCGACACCGGAACTGTCCGCTCTCATACGTGTAGTACGACTGCCCGGTCGAGTACGTATTCTTCGTCACACAGTACTGCGTTGTGGTGAGCCACGACCACACGCAACACGTCGTGATCCCCATCGACGAATAGCAAGACAACGACACGAGACCCTGGGTCTCCTCGGTCGCGGTCAGCGTCTGGTAGGCGGACTCTGCCTCCGGTCGCTCCGCCCCGAGGTCCAGGAAGATGGGGACGATCTGGTCGGGGCGGATCTCGTAGCGCTCCTCGATCCAGTCCTCGGCCGGGTCCGCCTCGACCGGATCAGTCTCTGAGACGAATCCGTACGGCGCGTCGTTCTCGGTGGCAGCAGGAGGAGGCAAGCACAGCCCCGACCCTCCACACTCGATGCCGTCGCCGTGCGCCGCCTTGCAGCACCGGTACCCATAGCCGGCGCACCAGCAGTTATCGCCACTGGCCGGCAGGAGCGACGACTCGCTCTCCGCCACGGGCACGTCGCCCGGCGACCCGATACAGCCCACACACGCGAACACCAGACAAAGAATCAGTCTCACCATAGCAATCCTCCACTCAGAAGACGCGGCACCATGCCGCGCCGATACGGCACCGCGCCGCATCGACCAGGCCCTGCTGCAGATAGGGCCTCGTCGACATCGCGTGGGCGTGTCGTGGTTGAGCGCTCGAGGCACGAGGCAGAGCGCGGTAGCTAGCGAGGTCGGGGCTACGGCTCGTCAGCGGTCGCGTACCGGAGCAGCTCCTCGAGCACGGCAGCGGGGTCGGCGCCGGCGAGGCTCATCGAGGCGCCGTCGACGCGTGCGACCGTCGCGCTCCACGTGACGGAGCCGGTGGCGCCGACGGTCGGCCGCACGGAGAGGACCCGCCAGCCAACCGCCGCGAAGGCATCGACGGTCTCGGGCGGCGGCGTGTACTGCGGGTCGGTAGTGGTCATGAGCGTTCTCCGGGGGTCGAGATGTTGATGTGCTTGGCGCGCGAGCCGCGCCGGCGCCGGGGCTTCACGGCGGGCGCCACGTAGCCGACGACGCGCCACGGGCCGGGCGCGAGGGTGTGGATGAGGCCGCACGTCGGGCACGGGACGCCGATGCGGTCCGTGGCATCTGCGGGCAGATCGAGGGCGGCGGAGCAGTCGAGGCAGGAGAGTCCGGCGGTCACGACGTCCTGCCCTGGCGAGCGTTCCAGGCCTCTGCACACAGGCGCCTAGCCAGCGTCCGCTTCCGCGGGCGAACCGCGAGCACGATGCGCGCCTGCTCCGACGAGCCCAGTGCCAGGTCACAGAGCGCCTCGATGTGCGGGGCTGCCGCCAGTCCGGTGACCGATCCCCTCAACTCCAGGATCTGCTCGTCCGTGATCGTCTCCCCGGTGACCCTCACGGCTCCTCCGTGCACACGTCGGTGAGCCCGAGCGCGACGATCGGCCGCCACACAGTGACGTCGACGAGATCGCTGCCGGGGTGGTCCGCGCAGCCGGCCTCGTCGTCCTCGATGGTCGCGCCGCGGTAGTGGCAGGCGACGATCTGTCGCTGGGCCGGGCCGATGAGGGCGGCGAGCGCGAACAGCTCGAGCTGCTGGCCCGGAGCGTCCGACTCGTCAACCCCGAGCAGCTGGCGGGCGGAGATCACCGGCCACCGCCGATCGCCGTGCGCTCCCACCGCGCGAAGTCGCGCGCCGCCCGCTGGGCCGCCCGCATCTCCTCGCACCGGGCCTGCGCCGCCGCGATGATGCGCTCGGCACCGGCCGGGTCCACGCGGCGGACCGAGCCCGCCTTGCGGGCCTGGGCGCGGGCGTAGCGGGCGATCTGCGCGTCGGTCGGGACGGCTGCGGGCTTCGCGATCACAGCGCACCCCCCGTCATGAGGCCGAACAGCCGGTCGCACGCCCACTGCACGACCGGGGTCTGGGTCGCGCCGGCGCGGACGGCATCGAACGCCGACTCCGCTTGCTGCACCTGGTACTTCGAGCCGTTGCGGCGGTAGTGGTTCACCAGCGCGTTCAGCTCGGTGAGGCTGATCTCGTCCGGGGCGAGGCGGGTGACCGTGCGGCGCGTCGTGTTCATGAGAGAGAGTCTAGATTCCGTCTGCCGGATTGTCAACAACAAATCGTCTGCCGGATTCCACGACGTGGCCGACGGGTCACTTGAACTAGTCGTCATCCATGGTTACGCTCGCCCGGATGAAGCTCTACACGTCGCGGGATCTCGTCGGTCAGTGGGTCGGCGAGGACAAGCGCGGCGGTCTCGTGACGTGGCCAGCGCGAGATGGCGGGTGGGCCGACCGCACGCCCTTCACGGGGAAGCGTGCCCAACTCGAGGAGGTAGAGCCTGCGCTGGCCAGGGGGACCGGATGGCCTGGCGGAGGCCGCGGGCCACGACCGCGGTCTGGAGGCGAGGCAAGCAACGAGAGGCTGACCCTGCGAGCAACGCAGGCCGAGATCCAGGCGTGGCAGAGGCGCGCTTCCGCGCTCAACAAGCCACTGAGCACATGGGGGCGCGACACCCTCAACGCCGCGGCCGGCGCCGACGACCCACCCCAGCCGAAGCCGGCCGGCGCCCCATCGCGCCCGAAGCGGTGAGCTACTGCTGCACCACACGCGCGGTCAGATCCGCGCTGAACGTCCTGCCCTGCCAGCTTACGGTGACCTCATCGCTGCCGAGCCGCACGAGCTCGAGGAACTCCACGCGCTCAAGGGCCCCGGTCGCGGGCGAGTCCAGCGCAAGCTCGTGCGTGGCCCCGACGGACGCGCAGCTCGTCACGGTGCGATACACGGCCGTCCCGTCAGTCCGCACAAGCCGGAGCCGCCGATGCGCGAGCGACGGGAACCACGCGCCCACGTAGTCCGCCGCCGCATCCACGGCCAGCGTGCCGGTCGACGCGTCGCCGACCGGCGCCAGGTCCGGGCGGCCTGTCGGGAGCAGGAACGCCTTCCGCCGCCCTTGCACGGAGTCCAGGAACTTGCGGAGCCACTGGTACTCGGCGCGCTTGTGCGACGTCGCGCGAATCGCCCTAGCCCACGCCGCGCGCGTGTACGACGGCAGCGAGTCGACCACGCCACCGAGGTCGACGAGCTCCACGCCGGACATGAGCGGCTGGTCGGCCTGGCGCTTGGCCACGCCGCGATCCCACACGGGGAGCGACTCGTAGGCCGTCACGGACGCGCCGGTTCCGACGACGGAGCCCGTGGCGTAACCGTTCAGCGTCGCGCGCGCGGCGAGGCTCCACGCACCCATGCGAGCCTGGTAGCGTGACAGCCCCTGCTCGGGGTCGAGGACGACGGGCGTCGTCGGCATTACGCGCGCGCCGCGCACAGCGACCGCGGTCAGGTTGACATCGACGCCGATCGTTGCTCCGGCGACGCTCTGCACGATGGCGGAGCCCGTCGCGCCCGCTGGCGAGACGACGACGATCCGCTGGCCCGCAACCGCCCAGTCGACGAGGGCGAGCGAAGCCGTCGTGATCGTCGTCGACGTCGAGGACGCAACCGAGACGTCCTCGTGTGGCATCGCGAGCAGGAACGTCGGAGCGTTCGCGGCGTGCTTGGCGAGCGTCGCGAGCACGCTGCGATGCTGGGCGTCCGTGAGCAGCGTCGAGAACTGGTAGCGCTGACGCGGCTGCGCGAGGTACGAGGCGCGCGTCTCGAGGCCGGAGATCGACGTACGGATGTCCGTGCCCCACTGCAGCGTCAGCGTCGCGCCGCTCTCGACGTCGAGCACGAACGTCGCAACACCGGCAGGCCCATACCCAGCGACCGGCATCGCTCACCTCCCCGACGTGCGGCCACGCTGCGCCGACCTGTTCCGCTGCGACCACGCGAGGTGGTAGCGCTCGCCCTGCCGTTCGAGCACAGCCGTCATTGGACTCTCGTCCATCGTCGGGACGATCTGGACGACCGGCGCCGCTTGCTGTGCTGGCTGCGCTCGCTCGGTCGGCTGCCCCGGCGGCACGAACCGGAAGTATTCGCCCGGGGTCACGCGCGCCATGAACAGCTTGCTGTCCGGTGGGCCGGAGCCGGCGATGCGACCCTCGCCGCCGCGCGCGTAACCTGGCGCACTACCGAACAGGCCCGAGAACGCCTGCGTCGCTCCGGTGCCGAACACGCTGGGTGCGCCACCGCCTGCGAACGCGCCGATGAGGCCAACTGCGGCTTGCCGGATGAGGAGCCGGGTCAGGTCGGCGAGCGCTGAGTCGACGAACTTGCGCATCGAGAACTCGCCCGTTGTAACGAACGCGATGAGCGCCTCCTCGGCGTTGCTGAACGCGTTGACGAGCGACGACTCGAGCGCACCGGCGACGTCTGTGACCTCGGCGCGGATCTTCTCGAAGCCGCGCGCGAACCCGTCGTCCTGCGACTGCAGCTTGAGCAGCTCGAGCTCGCGGTTCCAGGCCGCCGTCTTGAGCGCGTTGTCCTCGAGCACGCCGCCTGCCTGGCGCTGCTTCGCGAGTAGGTCGTCCATCCACGACGTGTCGATGCTCGTGCCGATGCCCATCTCGGCGAGCGTGCTCGGCCGCGCGCGCCGGTCAGCGCGCTCCTGCTGCTCGGCGGATAGCTCCTCGTAGCCGATGGCCAGCTCTTGCCCGCCGAGCCTGCGACCACCGACGAGCGACGAGCCGCGTGGCATCTCGCCCGTGCGCACCGGCTGCGACTCGGCCAGCTTCGCGAGCTCGGTGTTGTACTGCTGCAGGTCGATCCGGCCTTGGCGCAGCAGCGAGTTAAGCGCCGAGATCGTCTTGCTCCATTCGATCGACGGCTCGGTGAGCGACTTGAGGATCTCGGTAGCCTTCCCTGCCTCGAAGCCGAGCCGCTTCATCTCTTCCCAATACTGCTTCGTTGTGATTCCGCCGACGCGCAGGGCGCCGTTGACGTCCTCGAGCGCGTCCTTGCGGTGCAGCTCCTCGAGCCGGTTCTTGACGATGACGGCGCCGTGTTGCTCGTCGGCGTACTTCGCCTGGATCCTGAGGTCGCGCGACTGCCGCATCGCCTCGATCTCCTGTCGCGACGGCGCGAGCGGCGCCGGCCGAGCGGCAGCGAGCTTCGTGACCGCGGTGTCCAGTCCCTGGATCATCATGTCGAGCGATTGACCGGCCGCGTCGCCGTAGCGCTTCACCTCGTCAAGGAACGCGCGCGCCGAGATGCGTCCACCCTCGAGCGCCCCCTTGAGGTCGTTCATCGAGTCGACTCGCTCCTGCTCGGCCTTGGTCACGCGCACGACCGTCGCGCCGTACTCGTACTCGACGTTCGCCATCTCCAGCTTGACGTCGCGAAGCTCGCGCTGCGTGGCGAGCTCGAGGCGCGTTCGCGACAGCGCGTCGGCGCCGCTCGTCATCTCGATCAGTGGATCCTTGCCGGTGACGCGCGCCAGGTCGGCCCGGTCCTTGGCGATCTGCGCGAGGACGAACTGCGCGCCGCGCTGCTTGTCCTCGAGCGTCTGCCACTGACGCGCGTGCTCGACGAGGGTCTCGTTGAATGCGAGGGTGGCGTTTGCGGCGCGCTTCACGTCGGCGGCGAGCTTGTCCGCGGCCTGCTGCTCCTTGAGCTTGTCGAGCCCAGCGGCCAGTGCCATCGACCGCTTCGTGGCCTCGTCAAACGCAGCTGGCACTTCGATTCCGAACGCGCGCTTCATCCGGGCCGACACGTCGACGACACGCTTTGCGGTCTCCACGTCGAAGGCCGGTAGCCCATCGACGCCGGCTGCCCTAGCGGCGCCGAGCGTCGCACCGATCTTGTCGATCTTCTCGTACTCGGAGTGCAGCTTCTTCAGCGCCTCCATCTCGGCGAGGTACGCCTTCGCGTCGGCGGCCGAGATCTCGCCGCGCTCGCGGAGTGCGCTTGGGTTGAGCGCGCGGACGCCACCGCCGCCGACCGCCGCCTCTGCCGCGGCCTCGGAGCGTGCGAAGTCCTTGATCGCGGCGATCCCATCGCGCACGAGCTTGAGCGGGTTCAAGATCGTGCGCAGCGCGTCGCCGAACACGCCGAGGCTCGACAGCGCGGAGTCGAACGCGCCCTTGAGCCCACCGACGACGTCACCCACCAGACCGAGCACGTCCCCCACGACGCCAAGCGCGCCGCCCAAGACCTCGAACGTCCCGGACGCCTCGAGCACCTTGCCGACGACCAGCGTGAGCTTGTCCTGCAGCATGGCCCACTGATCGGCCAGCGTCGGGACCGTCTTCCCGAAGTCCTTGTCGATCTTCGAGCCCATCCTCTCGAAGGCCCCAACGACGACCGACGACGTGAGCTTGCCCTCGGACGCGAGCTCGCGGAGCTTGCCGCGGGTGACGCCTAGTGACTCGGCAAGGATGCCGAGCACGTACGGCGCGTTCTCGCCGATCGACCGGAACTCGTCGCCCTGCAGTCGGCCCGAGGCGAGCGCCTGCGAGAGTTGCTGCGTCGCGGCCTGCGCCTCCCCAGTGCTGGCGCCAGAGACCTTGACGGCCTTGTTGATGCGCTCGGTCAGTCGGAGCAGCGAGTCGCTGGACATGCCCATCTCGCGCGTGGCGCCCGATAGGCGCTGGTACGCGCTCGTCGTGGCTGCAAGGCTCGAGCGGGTCGCGTCCGCGGCGCCCTGGATCCTCGAGAACACCGAGGACACGCTCTCACCCTCGCCGGCGACCACGCGCATCTTGTTCTGGAGGTCCTGGTAGCTCGACGCCATCGACAGGACTTCGCGCGCTCCGAACGCAAGGCCAGCCGCTGCGAGACCGCCGCCAACGCTAGCGAGCAGCCCGCCGCCGCCCTTGGCGACTGCCGGCGCGGCTTGGACCGGCGCCGTCTGCTTGATCGTGCTGCCGCGCTCGAGCTCGCGGTTGAGCTTGCGGACCTGCTCGGCCCACTGCTCCGTCGACACGCGACCGCGAGCGTGCAGCGAGTCGAGCGTCTGCAGCCCCTGCTCGTAGCGGCGCAGCGGACCATTGATCCGGTCGAGCATCACCTGCTCGCGTCGCAGAGCCTCGGTCAGGCCATCGAACGCGCGGATCGCGACGCCGGTGGACCGGGCTGCGCTCTCTGTTGCCGTCGATCCTTGGCGCGCCGCGGACACGAACCGGCCCATCTGGTCGCGAGCGTGCTCGGCCGCGACGCTCGACTCGCGCATACCGCGGCTGATCGCGGCCCCGGCGCGTTCGCCCGCCTGCTCCGCCTTGCCGAGCTCCGCAGCGACACGGGCCGCATTCGCGACCGCGGCGCCTGGGTCGACCTTGACGGCAATGCCGTAGTCCTCGGTCACCTGCGCTCCTTCGACGCGCGCTCGGCCGCGTCGCGCTCTGCGCGCGCTGCATCGAGCCTCTGGATGACGGAGATGAGCATGGCGGTCAGGTCACGGTCGACGCGGTGGTGGGTTGCCCATGCGATGACGGCGCGGAACGGAACGAAGCCGACGACACCGAAGCCCAGCGGGCGCTCTCCTTCGAGGTCTCGCCACGCATCGATGACCATCTGCATCGCCGCGTCCATCTGTGGCTCGGCGGCGAGAACCTGGGTCTCGAAGCCTGGGAGCGCTGCTCGCCTGTGGAGGCGCATCTGCCGGCGTACCGGCAGCGCCTCCTCTTCCCAGGCGAGCCACGCCGCTACCCGTTTCCCAGCGCCTCGACCGTGCCAAGCGGCGCGCGGAAGTGGTCGGCGTCGAGCGCGTAGTTAAACGCGCGCGCGATGAGATCGCCGGCGCCCTTGCGGTTCAGCACCGAGAGCAGAGACTCGACCTCGTGCGGAGAGAACGCGATCGGCTGGCCGTCCTTGCCGATCACCTCTTCCCAACCGACGATCACTGTCTCGGCAAAGACGGGGATGAGCGCCTCACGCGTCTGCTCGTTCGTGGGGTCGCCAGCGGTGGCGCGGAGCTGGTTTTCTGCCTTGCGCCGCGCATTCATGAACGCCGGGTTGCTCTCGCCGGCGTGCTGCATGATCAGCACGAGCGGGCGCTGAGAGCGCACGTTGACGCCCTGGAGCGTGAAGCGGACGGTGCCGTGCGGCCTGAGATCGTTGAACAGGTCGTTGTAGTTGGACATGCCGTCATCCTCGCGCCCGACGGGGGACGGGGCGATTTGCCCTTGCGGGGCCGACTTCGAGGCGCTGGTCGGCGCAGCAGTCCCCTTCGGCAGGTCGCGCCGGCCTGCAGCCTCGACGGCTACGGCGCGGGCGGCAGGTACGCGAACAGCGTGAGTGCCGCGACGATGCTCGTCGTCGGGTCGCGGTAGCCCGGGACGTCCAGCGACATTCGCACGGCGTCGTTCGCGGCGAACTGCGGGCCGTCGCCGCTGTTGGCCTTGACGCACGGCATGTCGAGCACCCAGCCGCCCTGGTCGTTGCGGCCCTGCACGTCGAACGTGCAGTCCGGGTACGAGCGCATCGCCGCAGCGAGCTCGTACGTCGTGAAGTACGCCTCCAGGCTCACGCTCGGCTTGTACTTGCCGTAGATGAGATCGACGGGACCCATCTCTCCCTGCACTTCGCGCGGCGAGATGTCGTGCTCCATCGTGAACGTCCAGCTATTCACCTCGGCGACGAGCGAGGCGTCGCTGCTCTTGACCGCCAGCCGGCATCGGACGAGCTGCGGGGAAGCGGTGTGGAACAGGCGCGCCGCCATCGGTCGCCGTGGCGTGGCAGCACCAGTGGCGCGGTCGGCGGCCAGCACCGGGTCGCGCACGTCCTTCGCGACGAAGCTCGCGGTCGTCGTGATCTTCGACTCGATCGGCGCGTTGATCGTGAACGTCTTCAGCGCCATGCCCTTCGCGTTCGTGAACGACGAGACGCCTGAAGGCCCGGCCCCGAGCATGGTCAGCTCGCCGTGCAGCGTCGGCTCGCGGTACTTGGCGGTGTCGTCGAGCGAGACGTTGCGGAACCAGTGGTAGCCGAAGAAGACCTGAATCGTCTTGCCCGTACCGTCGTCGGCGGCACCGACCGTCCAGTTGCGGCGATTGAGCGTGATGAGGTTGGTGGTCACGCTCTCGACCTGTGCGCTCCGGTTGTATGCAGCCGTCGCGAACTGTGTCGCCGACGTGGCTCCGCCGATCTTGATCCACGACTCCTCGGCGATGTTCAGCGTCGTGAAGTCGAGCGTCGTCGAGATGAGGTTGCCGTCGGCGTCGATCTCGATGTCGCCGGTCGCGCCCTGCACGCCAGCAATCTTGAGCGTCGCGCCGAGCGTGGCTGCGACGCTCTCGGCGACGAGGCCGGACGCCTTGATTTCGAGGTTCGTGCTCGAGGCTCCGACGAGCTTGAGGCCGTTGTTGGCGAGCGTGGGGAATCCGTTCGCATACACGAGCAGACCTTGCGTCAGCGCGCCGCTTGCGGCGACCGTGTACCCGGTGCTCGTGACGGCGGTCGGGCGGAAAAGCGCCACGCCGGTGTTGCCGCTGACCTCGGGCGTCGAGCGGAACATCGCCGACGCGAGCAGATCGAGCCAGTCGACGTTCAGATCGTGGTCGATCTCCGGCGTGGCGTCGAAGCCGACGACGTCGCCCGCCTCCATCGTCGCGTACACGGACAGCGGATCGCGCGCGACCGTCGTGAAAACGTCCTGCCAGCGCTTGATCCCGCCAGGGTTCGGCTGAACCTGGACCCAGCCGGTGGTGGGCTGAGCCCCGAACGACGACTCGGGGGCGAGGGTGAGAGTGCTCGGCTCGGTGAGGACGCGTCCCATGCAGAGAGCGTCGGGCCGAGGAGGTCAGCGGGGCGATTTGGGTCAGGGCCCCGTGCGCTGCGGCTTTGGCCGCTCGCACCCGCAGGACAGGTACCCAACCGGCACCATGCCGCTCGCGAAGAACGCGCACGCGTCTCCGGTGGCACCACATCGTGGAGGCGGTGGCGGTAGGCGCAGCTCCGATGCGCGTGGGGCGTGCTCACGCCGAAGACGCGCCAGCGACCAGAGCCAGCGAATCACGTTATGCGGCCTGTCCGATGGCGCCAAGGAGCGACCCGACGACGAGACGGCGGGTCCGTTGACGTTCTTGCGCGTCACGGTCGGGTCCGTGTTCCGGTGGCGGAAGCATCTCGAGCACGAGGTGCCCGGCGATGCGCCACGCAGATGGCTCGAGGCTGGGGCTCGAAACGTCGACGATCCACTCGTCGCGGACTGCGCTATAGGCAGCCTCGACCGACGTCACGTCTGGCGCGGATCTGCGGATCTCCTCGAGCAGGAAGGGCTCCAGCCACGAGCGAATCGCATCCAACGAGTCGGCCATCCCTCGAGATTACTACGCCTGCTCGTCGAACCGGTACGGGATGCGCATCACCGCCTCGTCCCAGCGTTGCTCACGCGTCGGACGCGGCACCGCGGCCGCAGAGAACGTGATCAGTTCCTGTCCGCCGACCAGCGTCCCACGCAGCACTGCCCGCACGCTGTCGGCCAGCACGGCCCGCGCGCGCATCCCGCCGCCGAGGTCGCAGAACAGCTCGACGACGATCGCGCCGCGGTGCTCGAACCGGCGCCCGCCAACCGGCCCCATCGTGGCCTGCTCCTCGGTGAGCGGCTGGACAGTGAGCCGGACCCAGGTCGCCGCGGAGTCTTCCACCTCGTTGCCGAGGCGCAGCGGCACGGACGGCTGTAGCGTCGGCCACGCGGACACGAACAGCGCGGCGATCGCCTCGACGGCCTCGGTCTCAGTCATCGCCGGCCCCTGTACCGCGCCGTCGCCGTCGGGATACCCGGCGCAGACACCTGGACGTCGCGCGCTCGAACACCGGCACGACCGCGGCGGGCCCGTACGTTAACGACGGCCTGAGCCACGGCGGCCTCGACGAAGCCAGCCGGCGCTTGCTTGGACGAGCCCTCGTTGAGGTAACGGACGTGCTCCTCGTCGTTGCGCACGGAGACGGCACCCGCGGCGCCCGGCTCAATGCGCCAGCCCGCGCGGGCTGCGCCCGTGTCGACCGGGGTGACCTCGCGCAGGATGCCGAGCGTCTCGTTGGCGAGGTCGACAGCGGCGCCAGTGACGAAGCGCCCGAGCCGATCGCGGAGCGCGTCGGACTGGCGCGTCACCGGCGATGGTGGCGCTTGGAGCTCGGCGCCGGCGCGCGCGGCGGATCAGGCGTGACGACGTGCGGCGGCGGCGGCGAGATGCTGACCTCGCGCTCGGCGCGCTGCTCGGGTGATATCCGCGCATGGTCCTCACCGTGGGTCGGCTGGGCGGCGGCGGCGAGCTGCGGCGTATCCGAGACGGTGTCGATCTGGCCGGCGACCCACAGCTCCGCGGCGTCGGTCAGTGTCAGGCCGAGGTCCCCCCAGGGGAACGGCTCGCCACGGCGAAAACGTCGCGAGCCCGCGACGAGTGTCTCGCTCGCGACGACCTGCGGCGCCTCCGGGTCGAATGGGACGCGCGTGGCGCTCATGGCTACGGCGTGACCATGCCCGTAAACAGCGTGCCGGCCTCGTCGGTAACGACGACGAACCCGTTGTACACGTCGATGACGTGCGCCCAGGAGCCGCCCGGACCGGCATCCTCCTTGCGGAACCTGCGGATCTGGACGCCCTCGCCATTGGCCCCGGACACGCCGGACCAGACGGCACGCGCGAAAGCGGGCGGCTGCGGGGTCGTCGGCGTCATGATCGCGTTGGCGGTCTCCATGCCGGCGACCGGGTTCACGAACAGGAGTGCGCTCGCCTCCGGCACGATGTACTGGTTGTCCGGCCGCTCGGTGGCGTCGGAAGTCATGACCTTCGCGTTGTAGATTGCCTCGGACACGGCGCAGTACCGCACGCCGATGAGGCGCGCGAACTCCTCGAGCTCGGCCTGGCGAGCCATCGCGATGAGCGCGTTGCCGATCGAGGACCCGGCCACGCCGACGATCTGCGACTTGACCTTGGCGCTGTTGCGAACCTTCTCCCAGAGGATCGCGCCGAACACCAGGCCCATCTGCTTCTTGGACGCGCCGGTACGCTTGCTCAGGATGCGCGCCTCGGCGGAGAACGCGGCGATCGGGTCCGCGCTCGCGTTGTCCATGTAGATTCGGTTCATCGCGGTCGTGCCCTCGGACGCGCTGTCCGAGCCGGCGCCGGTGACCGTGCGATACCAGACCGTCGACACGCCGCCCGAGACCGAGAAGAACTCCTCGGCCATACGCCGCTCGAGGTGAAGGTTCGCCTTGTAGGCGAGTACCGTCGGGATCGTGATCTCGGGGTTGATCTCGATGTCGGACGCCGCGACCTGCGCGTCGTTGAGGTCGTACTCGAGCGACCTGGCGTCGGTGTCGAACAGCTTGTTCGAAGTCCGCCAGCCCGCCTTCTGCGCCGGGGCCGTCGGGCCGCGCGGCTGCAGCTCGTCGCGATTGAGGTCGCCGCTGTTGAAGACGGGGTACAGCCCCGACGGCTTGTTGACCATGAGCTTCGGCACCATCATCGGCGCGACGAAACGCTCGTCGCTCTGGATGCGGCGCACGGCGATCCCGGTCTGGATCTCGTCGACGTAGTTGTTGCCGAACAGGGGCTGCATTGCGTGGCTCCGTGAGGTGGTGAAGTGGCCGCGTTACGCGCGCGGGATCGCGAGGATGAACAGCTGCGCGGCCATCGAGCCGGCGGCGCGGGTCGCGACGACCTTGAAGCCCGCGTTCGCCTCGAGCGTGCGCGTGGCCTTGTCGATCGTCGACGCGTCGGTCTTCGTCTTGTCGACCGCGGCGGCCATCGCATTCGTGATGGCGACGTCGGAAGCGTTGTTGATCTGGATCGTGTTGCCGGCGCCTGCGGTGTCCTTGATGTTCCAGACGGCAACGATCTCGATCTTCTCGGCGTTGACGTACGTATACGTCGCGGTCGCCGCGTTCGGGATGTCGATCACGATCAGGCCGACGCCGTTGAGCCGGGTTGACGCCGGCGAGATCGAAGCGTTCGCGATCGTCGTCAGCGCCGCTGAGCGCGAGTACGGAGGCTTGATCTTCACGATATCGCCGGCCGCCGTCGACGCCTCGAGCGCAACCGCATTGACGACGGAGCCGCCGGTGGCCGCGACGGCGCGCCCGTCTGCGTCCGTGGTCAGGTCGACGTTCGCTGCGAAGGCTCCGCCGGTCTCGACGCAGAACTGCCGGTCGACGTAGAAGTCGACGGCATCGCCGGCCGCCGGGTTCTTCTTGTAGTGGGCGCCGATGACGCCTGCTGCCGCCTCACCGGCGACGGTGCAGACGTTGACGCCGGTCGCAGTCAGCTTGCCGAAGCGGCGGAACTTCGTGGTGAGGTCCGCCGCCGCGATCATGCTGATCGGGTAGGTCATCCCATCGATGGTTGCGGTCATGGTCTGGTGGTTCCCTTCGCGTGGATGGCCGGTTACTTGGTCTGGCCGTACGAGCGGGTCGCGTCGTACGCGGACTTCAGCTCGCGGCCCTTCGCGGTGCCGAGAAAGCGCTCGAGCGCCGCGCCGCGGTCGGTGATGTTGTTGGCCTTGGCGTACTCGTCGACGCCGCGGTTCCACGCCCCGAGCGCGTCGCCGGCGTGTTCGACCGGATCGGCGCCGTCGTTCGCGCCCGGCGCCTTGCCGCTGCGCTGAACGAACTCGCTCGCGGCCGTGAGGGACTGCAGCGACTGTTCGAGCAGAGCCGGATCGCCTGCCTTGCGAAGCGCGCGCACGATGTTCTCGCGGACCGCGTCCGCACCGGGCAGGTGCGCAAGGCGTGAGCGGCAGAGCGTCGCGATCTCGGCGCTCTCGGCGGCGGCTGCCGCTCGCGCGAGCGCATCCTCGTTGCGCTTGTTCTGCTCGGCCCCCTGCTCGGCGAGCTTCGCGAGCTGCAGCGCCTTGGCGCCCTCGCTGCGCCGGATCGTGAGGCCGGTGAGCTTGCCCTCGAACTCGACCGGGTCCGCGGCGAGCGCGGCCTGTACGGCGGACTCTCGTTCGGCGGCGGACAGGCCGAGGAACGCCTCGCGCTCCTGGTCGTCGAGCCCCGCGGCGTGCTGCCGGTGCGCCTCGGGCATGGTGAGCGCGAGCGCGAGCGCCTTGCGGAGCGCGCCGAGCTGCTTCGACTGGTCGGGGTTCTGGTCGGCCATCTGGATGTTCTCCGCCTGGGTCTCGGGTTGTGGGTCAACGCTACGGAGTGCGGACGAAGGGGGCGATTTGTCCGCGGCCAGCGCATGCGCCGCGTCGTCCTCGTCGGGTTGACCGTCGAAGCCACAGCCCGGAAAGCGCGCAGCGAGCCGCCCGCGGAGCTGGTCCATCCCCGCCGACTCGACGCCCGGAACAAGCACCCACGAGGTCTCGATGAGGACGGCCTTGGTGTAGATCCACCGCACGACCTCCGCGCCGTCGCGCTTGCGTACTTTGCGCTTCGTGCCGTCCTCGTCGGTGACCGTCGCCAGTCGATCGCCTGGCCAGTGCCAGCACTTCTCCATCACCGGCGCGTTGCACGCCGAGCACAGCACCGGACCGGTCGGGTGCCAGCCGATCGAGACCGAGGTCATCAGCCCGCGCAGGTACGCGTCAACAGCCCACGGGGCGGTGAGACGCGCGACTTGGAAGATCTGCCGGTGCCCCTCCTGCGGTGTCTTCGTGTCGCTCGAGACGATGGTGCCGCCGCGGGCCAGCGCGTTGCGCTGCTCGTGATCGCGGATGAACGGGTTACGCCGTCCGGAGCGACCGAGCGACGGCATCTCACCGTCACGGAAGCAGACGAAGTTGCGGTTGTCCTTGTCGGGGAACTTCTCGAAGTCCCACTGCTCGTAGGCGAGGAGCGGGACGTCGATCTCGACGTACTCGTTGCGCGCGCACTTCGCGAGCAGCTCCTCGCGCACCTCCGGAGTGATCGGCGCGCCGGCGTACAGCGCGGGCGACACGTCCGGATCGAGGGTGACCGAGGCGCGGCACAACATCGGGGCCGCCTCGAGAAGCTGCTCGAGCGATGGGCGCTTGATCTCGGGGTTCCTCGTCACGCCACGCAGCATCGGCGGCTAGGCGTGATCGGGGCGATTTGCCCGCGTCCGGGGGGCTACCTGGCGACTTCGAGCATGTACACCGCAGCGTCAGGATCGCGCTCTGGTACTGCCGCGATCCGGTACGTCACCCCCTCGATCGTCACCTTGTCGCCGCTCGTCGGGATCTGCTTGCCGGCGATGGTCGCGCCGAGCAGCGCCACCTTGCGAGCCTCGCGCCGCGTCGTCGACCCCGGCACGTAGCCGCTGCCGTACTCGTCGATCCAGCCGCGCGCGCGGTAGCTCGTCTCGGTCTGGGCGAGCCCGCCAGAGATGGAACCGGGCGTGCGGGTCCCGGTCGTGACCTTGATGAGCGTCGCGGGCTTGACCTGCCTGCCGAGCCCCTTGGCGATCTGCTTGGCGATGAAGCCCGAGAGGAGCTTTGGCATCGGCTAGAACCCTCCCGACCGTCGCGTCAGCGTCGGGCACTCGAACAGCGAATCACTGCGGGATCCCGTCGCGAGACCGCCGAACGAGCCCCCAGCCACGGCTGACAGCCCGGCGCCTAACAGCCACATCCCGAGCAGGCTCTGCACGACCGTCGGCAGCGTCGCCGCCGTTCCGGCGCGCACCGACGTCGGCCCGAACAGCTCGAGCTCGGCGCTGCCGGCCTTCATGCGCTTGATGTTCGAGGACTGGTCGGCCTCGCTCAGCGCCGACGGATCCTCGGCGATCAGCGCCGCAAGCTCGAACACGGCCTGAGCGACCCGCGCGAGCTGATAGCCGTCGCTCGCGGTGGTCTCGCCGTCGGCTTCGGTCAGGTCGGTGCGCGGGAACGCCAGCGTCGTGCCGCCGGCGCCGGAGCGCGTGCCCTTCCACCGCTGCCGCTCGATGTACCGTGTCGCGTCAGCGAGACGACGCTTTCGGTCGTCGCTGTCTTCGGCAAGAGCGAGGTACGCAGCGGCGGCATCGCTCGAGGACGTGAACAGGTAGGCGTCACATGCGTCGAGACCTCCGTAGACCTCGACAGTTGCGCCGTTGCTGAACGTGACGGTGAAGGTCACTGCTCGTCCTCCTCTCCGGCGGCCGGCGCGCCCTCCCCCTGGTAATCGCTCGGCCCTCCGGACGCCGATCGCGCCGATCGCCACGCTGCGATGTCCTCGTCGTCTGGTTCGGGAGCGGCCGGCAGTTCCTCGCGGGCGCGCAGCACGTTCTCCGCCGGGTCGCCTGGCTTGAGCTTCGCGTCGGCGAGCATCTTCAGCATCTCGGCCGCCTGCTTCGCGCTCGAGCGGGCAACGCTCTGATGCTGCAGCTCTGGGAAGAGGCGCTCGTCGGTGATTCCGTTGCGAGCGAGCAGGTCCGGGATGATGTCGCGCTCGGCGTCGTCGCTCAGGTCGTCGAGGGAGCTGTCGATGCGGATCGTGAAGAGGCTCGTCTTGTCGGCGCTGGCCGCGTACGCCCCGCTCGTGCCGGCGCTACCCATGAGCAGGTGCTCGGCGGAGAGCACGATCGCCATGAGGTGGTTGCACTCGGCGAGCGCCTTGGCGAGGTCAGGCAGTGCGCCGGTCGCCTGCCGCATCATGTCGACGGACCACTTGAAAACCGTCGACGGCGTGCGCTGCCCCGTCTGCGCGTTGTCCGCAAAATAGGGCATGCTCTCGAGGAGCAGCGTCTTGTTCGGCGTGCGGACACGCTGCTCCGCGAACTTGCGGATCTCGGCGGTGCGCATCATGACGTGCTCGAGAATCTTGGTCTGGTCGCCCGGGTATAGGCGGTCCCCTTCCTGAAACAACTCGTCGAGGGGCGCGCGCGGGAGCGGCACGCCGTTAAGGTCGGTGTCGAACCCGAGGCCCTGCAACTGCAGGTACCGGTCGAAAATCTCGGCGAGCTTGACGAGGTGCCGGAGAAGGCCAACGCCCTGCGGGCTCTCGCCGATCGCGCCCTCCTGGCTATAGAACAAGTCCCGGCGCGCGATCGGGAACTCGGCGCCTGAGCGGCTCCGCTGCACGACGCCTTCCCAGGGCTCCGTCTCGAGCGGCTTCGTCCACCGCTCGATGGTGTGCTGCGGGCGATGCGCGAGCTCCGACAGCACGACAAGCCCGTCGTCGCGGCGGCGCCACCCTTTCGCGTGGAGCGCGAAGCCGCGGAAGCGCTTCATGGCCTGTTTCTTCACGACGCTGCGCCAGCGCGTCGGCATGCGCGCTCCGATGAGTCCCTCTTGCACGATCTCGGCAGCGCGCACCGCGTCTGCGCCACCGGCCTTGTTCGGCGCGGCCTCCCACTTCGACGAGCCCGCTAGGTCGAGCCAGATGCCCACCGCCGCCGCGATGACCGTCGTGTCCGCGATGAGGTTGTCGTACGTGACCCACTGATTCGAGCCGACCAGCGCTGGGCGTCGCTCACCAACGTCGACGAGAAACCCGCCGTAGGCGTAGACGCCGTCGGAGCCGGGTGCGCGCGTCGCTTCCATCGAGAGCAAGGCTAGCGGCGCGAGGACAGGCGGGGCGATTCAGAGCGGCCAGGGAGCCAGCGACCACGGCATAGACGGCGTCTGCGCACCGCATTCGGGGCCATCGGGGTCCAGGTCTAGCGGTCGGACGGTGTACCCGAGCGACCACGGCGCATCGAACCCGCCGGTGACTTCCGTCTCGACGACGATGAACGAGCGTCCGTCCTGATCGCGGATCACGTCGCCAGGTCGGACTATGGGCGGCGGTACCACGTCCAGGACCGGTAGACCCCGGACTCTCTGGTGCAGGGACGGAGGTTCCCAGGCCAGCCAGTCGGATGGGTCGGCGATCACGGCTTCGGCGACGTCGTGGCGAAACCATCCGTGCCGCCCGCTGCGCGACCACATGCGCTTGAGGCACGTCCGTCTGATCGGAGCCGCGCACTCTCCGCCCTCGAAGATCGCATCGAGCGCTTCCCACATCGCCACCGCAGCCTCCGCGGCGAGCCTCGACTCAGGCCCGTGATGCTCGACGGCGTCCGCGTGCACCATGCGGCAGGCGCGAAGATCGGCGAGGGCTGCAAGGGTCGGGTGCATCAGGATCCTCGGGCAAGCTTCCGCCACGCGATGATCCGAGGGTCGGTCTCCTCGGCCGCTCGCGACGAGGGGCCGACGCTGTCGTTCATGTACTCGACGAGCAGATCGAGCGCACCGTTCAGCGCTTCGCGGAGCGCACCGTCGGAGGACGTCCGCAGATGCCGCGCGAGATGTTTCTCGACGACGTCTGCAAGGTACTCGCTCGGCTCCCACTCGTTGTCGCCGTGGTCGCGGCAGACGGAGCGCAACGCTGCCACGGTGTCCTCGCGCTCCTTGGTGAGCCGGGCGATCGTGCGCAGCGGCTCATCGCGTGAGCCATGGACGTCGAGCCGGCGCAGCACCTCCGACAGCATCGCACGCAGCGCAGCGCGCTCGCCCTCGAGGTAGCTCGGCTCGTGGATCTTGGGCACGTCTCGTATCTCGTCGGCCATGGATCCAATCCTAACCACTCGCGCGCTCGAGGGGAATCGGTGCTCCGCCTGCTCCTCGAGCCGGCGCAACCGCGCGATGCCGTGCCACGTACTGCGAGAGCGAATCCATGCGGTCGCCGCGCCGCGACTTCGGCCACGAGCACACCTCGCCGATAAACCCCTCGTCGACCACGCGGCGATTCACGTCGGCATGCGGATACAGCCACGGCGCGCCGTCGAGCAGGAAGATCTGACCGCTCTGCCAGGGCAGCACGAGCCCCTGGTTCCGCGCCGGCTTGCCCTCGCGTGGATTCGTCACGTGGATCTCGGGCCGCGCCGGCTTGCCGTCGGGGCCGACGAGCATGATGCGCTCGTCAGTGTCCGGGTCCATGTACCAGCCGCGCCGGATCGCGATGCGCAGCTCGCTCACGACGCTCGCGCCGGCGGCCTTCAGCTCGACGAGGATCTCGTCAAGCTGCCAGACTGCCATCGCTGCGAAGATCGCCTTGTACGTTCCGCTGACGTCGGTCACCAGCGTCCGATCGTCGAGCACGAAGACATCGGTCCCCATCATCGCGTCGACGGTTAGGCCGACGGCGGACGGCTGCGCACCGGGCTT